GAATAAGTCTTTTCTTTCGGACGCCTTTTGCAAAGGCTTCAATCTGATAATCTCTGTTATCCAGAATATGATCAAGAGAGTCAATGAATAGTTCGGCCTCTTGAAGCGACATTTCATTATCAAATTCCTCATATGCATAAACCATATGATAATTTCTATCTGAGGCAAACTTCTCCAGTTTATGCAGCAGACCTTTATAAAGAGAATGGTCTCGCTTATTAAAGATACGAATCTTACCGTCCCATACCCGAGACTTAAAGGCCGGCATAAACTGATAACCGGGTACAAAAAATGTAAAGAAGTCACTTAACTCCTGTGCAATAGCATCGGAGCAATCAATATAAACATGAACGTGATTTACGTAGTGAACAGTAAGGTCAGCTTGCATTAAGCACCACTGATAAACTTTTCCCATTCAATCGCATTGCGAATGGTCCAAGTTCTGTCTTTTAGATTTAGAATAACTGCCTTGCAATATTCCACGATTTCATCATGAACGGCCTTCTTAAGCAGAAGGGGAACCAGGCGTGGGTCAGTTTCAAGATATGTTGGAATTTGGTCGCGTAAAATCATTGCTCTCACAGGTTCTAATCCATATTCTTCAAGGAATGGCTTGTCGGTGTTATGCTTGCCTTCATAATATTCAGTCATGTTTTTCCGCATGGTCATATATTCGGCATTAACGGCCTTTGATACTGTGCGGTGGAAAGTAAGGTAGTTGAGATATTTGGAATGCAATTCAGGTGTGCGCAAGGATTCCGCACCGAGTTCATCCCGATTAATCTTGGAGTCTCTGCTCCATAATTCCATTAAATCCTCTAACGATATGCCCTTGCCAGCCATTTTCAACCTCATAGTTATTACACGGTAATTATACTATGAATACCTTCTCAAGGCAAGTGAATTAAGCGTTTATCCGTACAACTTCAAAGGTATCGTAACGAATCGTTAAGTCAGCCAACGGAATATTATTGGCATCATCGTTTGTGGCAAAGTTAATTGGTCCCAGTGCTGTCGGATGGCATCGGATAAATTTAAAGCGCATATTCGAGGTTTGTGAATTCCGATTAACCGTCAGTGTGCAGTCTATATACAGACCTGATTTCTTCTGTAGGGCATACTCTCGGCCTGTATGCGGAAATGTTAGTCCCTTTAGCCAGTTATAAGTTTCTTCCCAGTTGCGCATGTCCTCATCAACCATAAAGGTAATGATTAATGGGTCATACATCAATTTATCACCGTGACGGTATGTGGCTGAGAATGGTGTTTCAACCATTGCTTCTGAGGTTGTTACACCTGGAAAAGTTACGCTCTGACACTGATATGACGCAAACGGCATATTCGGTACAATGAACGTGAATTTGTTCGTTTGTAGGAGGTTAGTGTTAGAGGGTGCTAATCTGCTGCCTGTTGTCATGGTCTATTTATCCTCATAAAAAAAGAGGAGAATTTCTTCTCCTCTTTAATTTACATAAGGTCTTTAAACCTTACATGAGGTTAGTGACTTTGAAGATGCGGTAGTAAACGTTTGCCTGGTTAGAGGTGTTACGATCACCAACAACACCGTCGCCGGCTGCGGTTGCGAATGGGTTTGCCACCATGCCATAACGGGTCTTGAAACCAATCTTTGGCTGGAAGGTATCCTGTCCAACTGCACGTACCATCTGTAGAGGAACGTAAGGGCAGTAGAATAGACCAGCATCATAAGGAGAAGAACCCTTATAACCAACTGTTACCAGTTCGTTACCATTGATTGATCCACCGTAGTATGGGTCGATGTAAACTTTAACACGTCCGTGGATTGTACCAGCGTATGTGTTGCCCGTGTCGTCAACCTGTAGGTTGGTCTGTAGAGCAGGTGTATAATCTAGAACGCCAGCCATTGCAAGAGCAGAAGCTACGTCAGAAGATACGATTAGTGTGTTACCCTTACCACGACGAGTCGCGCGGGCAATAGCGTTGCATTCACGTTCGATCTGGAATACAAGACCCTTGAACTTTTCAACTGACCAACGACCGTTTGAGTCTGTGTCTAGGTTGAAAGTACCAGCGGTTGTAACACCAGCCTGAGCACCTACGCTTGCGCAACGGTAAATGGTACGGACCACTTCGCGGTTGATTTCAGCAAGGATTTCAGTTGAAAGAATGTTAGCAAGTTCGGTTTCAGCATCTAGGCCGTGAATAGCCTTAAGGTCCTGAGCAAGTTCCATCGTGTATTCGGCCTTTAGAGCGCGGCTACGTGCTGTAACTGTTACCTTGTCGATAGAGAAGGCCATTTCAGCGAAGTGGTTACCTGCACCATCACCAAGAGCTTCGGCTTGTGCGGTTGTCATACCCTTACCAACGGTATAGGCATTTGAGTTTGCTGTGTTAGATACTGGGTCAGTACCAACATGTGTACCAACGTTTGCTAGACCTTGACCTGAGTTCTGTGAACCGAAGATTGTGTCTGCTTCGTTGAATAGAGCTTCTGTGTTGCTCATGTTGGTGTAACGTGACTTCATTGCGAAGATCAAGCCAGTTGGACCAGTCATTGGCTGCACGCCGCATAGGTCGTATGCCATTAGGTTAGGAAGTGCACGACGAACCAAGCTGATTAGGATAGGATCGTAGTTCTGAACACCACCTGCGCTTACGCTGTTGGTTGGTGCTGATTCTGTTAGAATCTTGTTTTCTTCCTTGAAAGCCTTTTCCTGGTTTTCAAGAATAACAGCCGTAACAGCGCGGCGATATGGGTCCTTAATGTTTTCCAAATCTGGGTGATTTAGAATTGGTGCCCACTTGGTTTCTAGTTGCTCAGAAAGATACATGTTTTAATCTCCTTATAAATTCTGGATTATTTATTAATTCTAAGATTTCTATTAGTTAGGACGCGACTTGCTGATTGCCTTGGCGTATGCTGCCATTGGACCTTCAAGAGTTTCCTCAACGATTGGTGTTTCTGGTGAATCAGAAACTTCAACGATTAGGCTATTATCCTTCTTTACAGTTTTCGATGGGAAGTATGATTCCTTCAAGGCCTTAACCTTTTCAGTATATTCTTCTTCGGTTGTAAATTCGGTTGCTTCGGCAAGGGTCTTAATCTTCTCTGCCTGAGTATCTGTCAAACCTTCAGTGACGGCAGCAATTACGGTTGCAACTGCGGCCACTTTCTTAGATTCGTTAATAGAAGCCTTAAGATCAACGTTCTTTTTGATTTCTTCGTTAAGCTTGGTTTCTAGTTCATCTACCTTTGCAGACATTTCTTCAACTACTGGAACCTTATCCTCTGGAATATCAATGAAGTTTTCCATGAATAGATTGCGTAGACCAGAAATGAAATCTTCGGTCAATTCGGTACGTAGGCTTGATTCGATAGCGACTTCGTTCTCGCTCATCCAACCTTCGGCAACGTAGTCAAGATACTTCTCAACTTTCGTTTCCATTTCTTCTGCGATTACGTTAACAGCTTCGGCAACTGTTACATCGTATTCTTCATCTAGAACGGCCTTGTACTTCTTTAGATTGGTCTTTAGGGCAGCTTCGAAAATCGCAGTTGCCTTGGTCTTGAATTCTTCTGATAGGTCAGAACCATTGAACATAGCGTCCATGTCTTCCTTAACATCAACTTCGAATTCGAATGTGTCGCGTGGAGATGGCTCAACAGCTTCTTCCTCGGTTACTTCTGTTACGACTGGTTCATCTGCTGGAGCTTCCGCTTCAACTTCTTCCTCGTCGGTTTCCTTAATGTTAGCAGAGGTCAATTTCTTGGTTGGTTCAGAAGCACTTGCCTTATCAGCAGGACGTGCCGGAACCTTTGAGACTGGCTTGGTGTAGTCCTTCTTAGGAGCATCTGCGCTCACAACAGCGGCGCCAGTGTCATCCACTTCGCCTTCAAGCTTCTTAGGGGCGTCTCCGCCTCCTGGCTTCAACGTATCGGACGCTGCACCTTCGGTTAGCAACGCCTTTACTGTATCTCTTAGTGACTTAGCCATCATGTTCTCCTTAAATTCTTCTGGTATATTTATATTTTTTACAACTTTGACAGGAAATTAGCGAATGATTTCATTGCTTTTTCCTCAAAATCGCGTCTGGTAGCTTCTTTTAACTCACGCTTGGTACGGTCATAATCGATTTCGTTCCAGGTGCCTTGAGCCATAACCCATTCTTTGCCTTCCATGATACCACGGACGAATGCATCCGGAGCAGATGGGTCGGCAACAATATCAGCAGCGGTGGCCAACATGAAGTCGTCCTGTACTAACTGGTATCCGTTTGCGGCCTTAAGTGTTCCGACGCCTCTTGAGGAGACGCCTAGTGTAATTCCTTCGGACATGAAGTTCTTTACAATTTTACCATAAGGCGTATCTAGAATCTTGGCCTTGCCAATAAAATCATTTCCTTGCTGGTGAATTTCGGTGATCATGTGGCTTACGCGGTCAAGGTTGATACCTGGTCCGTTTGGATGGCCCATTTCACCAAGTGCGCGGTTGCGCGAAACGTAGTTGTTATTATAACGAGCAATTTCACGCTCAAGCAATTCTTTTGGATAGCGGCGA